TAGAGAGTACACCCGTACTCTCTGTTGGGTACACCCGTGCCTAGCTTTTACAAGGATCAGAGTATGATTCACAGACAGTTCAAGCTCCCAGAGGAGCCGTTCCTGGTGATCCAACAGTTCGCGGCGGCAGTGTCTGCTGCCGCGGAGACCCTGATCACCTCTCCTGGGTCACGTGACCCGGGCGTCACCTCGGTCCCGTGCATGGAGGTCTACTACCTCACGGACGCTGGGGAGACTTCCAGGCGCCTGAAGCGTTTCAGGTACCCGGGACACATGTGTGTCCTCGACGCCCTCGCCCGCGCCATCTGCAGCCTCAACAAGCAGGCGAGCGCGGTCGTGGTCCGCGTCTACTCGGCCAGGCTGAACCGTGCGCTTGTGATCATGTTCCAAGCGCTCCCGCCGTCCACTGTTCTTTTCGAGCTCCTCGCGTCGGGTGAGCTCGAGCGGAACACCTGGATCCAGGTCGTCGCGTCCATCTCTCGCGCCCAGCGAGCTCACCAAGTCAGGCACTCCGGCCCTCACCAACCCAGGTTCTCAACATGCTGAACCCCCAAGCCCCAGGAGGCGGGGACCGCGCTCCCCTCCCTCCGGCATCCCCGCCGTCCGCTGAGCCGGCGACCGCTCCGTCCAAGAGTCACGCCCCCCAATCGGGCGAGGTGAAGCAGAGCCCCCCCGTCTCGTTGGGGGCGGCGATCGCTTCCAAGCGCCCCATCCTCATCTCGGTGAAGGATGAGGAAGCTCCGGCCTCGGCCGTGGCCTCTCTGGTGGCCGCGGGGTACGACGTGCGTTACGGCACCTCGTTCCCTGACATGACTGCTGCCTTCGCCGCGGGAGGAGAAGGAGGGAAACCCGTCGCTGTCATCGCCCCCTCAGGATCCAAGAGAGAAGCTCCCGCAGACGCTGTGACGGTCAGGGTGCTCCCCGACAAGGGGGAGCAGCTCCCCCGTTCCAAGGAGGAGGAAGACGAGGATCGCGCCAAGGAAGCGCTTCAGCACCAGGACAGGGTCGCCTCCGTGCACCAGCAGGAAGGAAAGGGGAGCGGACTCATCAAGCCCTACAGGACCGAGTCCGCCCCTCCTCCTTCCTCGTTCCAAGCACGAGGGGTGCCCACGAGCTCGGGCGGAATCACTGTCCATCCGTAGTCATGCCTCTCCCGAAGCTCACCGGGACCAGAAGAACTGACCTCTATGACTTGGAGGAGGTGGGTCATCTCAACGACGCCCCCCTTCCCAATTGGAGAGGTCCCTTCGCTGTATTCCCCGGGCTGTCCCTAGAGGACAGCGCCAATCTCACTGACGAAGTGATGGCAGCTTTTGAGCCCGACTTCGTCGGGCACTCCACTGCGGAGATGCCCTACAGGCCCGTCCTTCACGCTTTCTCGTCTGAGGAGGCAAAGAAGTTCGACGGCCTCGTGTCAGTGTTCCGCGAGTTCGCACCGGCCATCTACGCGGACGCGAAAGCCAACCTCAAGGTGCACGACCAGGTCTACGACCTGCGCTCACGCATCGGGTACCCCGAGCTGGAGGTCACGGACGACAAGGCCGCCGTGGTCGCCTCCCACTACGAGAGGCTCGAGGCGGGAGACGATTCCGCTGCCAACGGGGCTTTCACGATCTGCAACGTCAGACTCCAGCCCGAGATCGCGGACAAGAAGCGGCTGTTCCAGTTCATCAGTGACGGCCAGCTCATCGAAGCGGAGATCTCCGGGCCTCAGAGAACTCTTGACGGAAGAGTCCGCTCCAGGACCAGGAAGGTCGGGAACTACATGGTCTGGAACCTGATCACCCAGGTTCTCGACAGCAAGATCCACGACTACTTCTTGTCCTGGGCCATCATGGGCGCCTCCTCTACCCAGCTGGTGGGTATGGTTGTCCCTCCGGGGAGCATCTATTCCGACGCGAAGCACTACGAACGGGCCCTTGGGGTTCTGGTCCCTCTCCACGCTAGCCACGTCGGGGGCAGGTACGGCGATCTGATCAACAGGATGGTCGCCATGCCAGTGCTCGAGTACGACGCCAGGAAGCGGAAGCGCTACCTCATGAGACTCAAGCCTGGCGCTGTCCAGCAGATGGGCTCGGGTATCAGCTGTGTCACCTCCCTGGGTAAGAGCATCATGGCGGTGCTGTTCACCGCCTTCTTGGTGAGGGTGCACGGCTACGAGGTCAGCTCCGCGATCGAGGCCCTGAAGCGCAACTCAGGGCCGGTGGATATCAGGTCGTACGGGGACGATGGCTTGTTCATGCCGCGACCTGGTTACGAGACCGGACCCGCTGAGCTCCTCGACTTCCTCCAGGGCTACATCCCTGTGGAGAAGGAGGATCCCGGGAAGTTCCTCGGCTTCCAGAACTACGGAGCCGAGGGGATGAGGCTGTCCGAGAAGTCCTACATCCTCAACTGGTACCTCAACGAACGGGCCCCGTACTCGAGGTTCCGTCCTTACCCGGCGTACGGGTTCTTCGCCAGGAGGCGTGACTACGCCTCTAGTGGCGTCAGTTCCATCGTCAAGGACATCATTCCCGAAGAGGACAAGATCCTGTCGCGATACATCGACCTAGCCGAGTTGGCTCGGGTCGCAGCAGACGAGTCTCGCTTCATCCTTGCGCATTCCCCCGTCAGGGAGGGCAAGGAATTCATGCTCACGGA